TACTAATTGGAAATCCCATTTAAATAACTCCTTTATTTGTTATCCATAACTTCTATCTTGTCGGCCCCCAAAACATTTTTTAATTCATCCAATGTTAGAGGAGGCGTATCCATTTCCTTCATCCAATGAAGGCATTCATTTTTACAACCAAGTAAAACATTTAGATCAGCCATTCCTTGTTGAATTGACTTATTCTTATCAGCTATTAATTTTTCAATTTCATTCAATCTATTCTGTAGTCTTATTTTTTCCATTTTAAATCCTATTCATTACTTGCGAATACAGGAATATAACCAATCGATCCATTAATCGAAATTTTCAAAACAGTATTTGCATTACAGTGAGCTGGGTCACCAGCCGATCCAGAACTTGTTCCTGCGGCAGAATTATAAGTTACGCCAGTGCCAAATAAGAAGTAAGTTGCTGTTCCTTGATTATATAAATGAGCACCTATTTCTTGAATACTTAGATTAATAGAACCAAGTCCCCTAACATTACTCAAATCAGTTGGAGTATTGACACCACGGAATAGTGAAAGTACCCCGAACATTTCGGCGCCATTTATTGTTGAATTTCCAGCCGTAAAATTTATTTCACCAACAACCGCAGCTAGATATGAAGAACTGAGATCATATGTTCCACTTTTAGATATTAAAACACCTGTTACTCCGACTATTGGACCTGAACTTGCCACGCCATTTAAATTTACTATACCAGAAATGACCTCAAAATTAGTTCCTGGACCATCTACTATTGCAACAGGAGAAGTTATAGAAGCCGTTAATGCATTAACAAAACCAGGCGTTGGTCCACTTGTTATGACGTTAAAATCTGCTGTTGATGGCGCAGGTAATGTAATTATTAAAGGATCAATACCAAATCTACTTGGTAATGGCTCATTAACAATATAAACGGAACCAGCATTTTCTGTTCCTTCACCAACAGTGAGATATTGGCCAGATTTTAATTGCTCTATGCACTGAAAATCATTTCTTCTTTCAAGTGTTATTAGACTATTTAGTAAATCAATATTGTTTAAAACATAAATTCCATTTTCATTCTTATTAGTTTGATTTGTTAATAAAATAATATTTCCAATTTTAAGTGTTATTGAATCAATTGTTAAGGTAGTTCCCGAAATAACTAATTGAGCGCCAACACCATTATTAGAATTTCCATTATAATAATTACCAGCAACATTAGTAGTTGCCGATACATCAACAGATGTTATATTTCCATTAAAATTATATTGAGAAAAAGACATTTTAATAATCCTTTATGAATTAGTTTGGAATCCAGGTATATAAATATTTGATCCATTTATTTTAACAGTTAAAACTACCTGTGCATTACAATGCGTTGGGTCACCGGCTTGCCCTGCTCCTGTCCCAGCAGTTGTATAATAAGTAGAGGCACCTTCAGCCTGAAATAGATAACTTGCATCTCCAGAAAATAATTGGAAAGTTTGTAATGCAATACCCGTTTCATTTGCTATAACTTGACCTATTACATTTGTAATATCATTTGGGGTTCCTATATTAGTTTGAAACCCAATCCATTGACCGTAAATTTGATCACCATTAACAGTGGCATTGCTCAAATCCATAGAAAAAAATGATCCAGTTAAAAATAATTGACCACTTAATACGCCGCTTATTTCAAAAAAATTGGTAGTTCCAGAAATCTGTCCATTCAATGGTGCATTACCAATTATATTGGTGATATCCGCACCAATGAATCCTTCTGTCAGACCATTTATGGTGATTTGAGAATAATTATTTGCGATCGGAGTTATTGAATGAAATGGAACCGTAAAATTTGTTACTTGTCCAGTCAACGCGACAAAATCTTTTGCATCCGCTAATGGCGTTAAATCTGGAGTATTAATTGTGAAATTTTGTATTGAAGGACTTGTCCCAACAAAATTAATTGGACTTACACCAATTATAATTGGCAATGGCGTAACCAAGCAATACATACTACCTTGGCTTATAGTTCCATCTCCAACACTAATATATTGTCCAGATCTCATTTGTTCAACAGCATGAAAATCGGGTCGTCTCTGAATAGCGCTAAAACTATATATTCCACCTGTTTGAATACAAGTATAAATACCATTTTCATTTGTATTAGTTTGACCAATCAATAATAAGTCATCACCAATATTTACTTCTTTTAAATCAACTGAGAAAGTAGAGGAATTAATAGTGAGAAATGAACCTATACCATTATTTAAAGGCCCATTGTTGTAAGTACCCGCTATATTTACAGTTGATACTAAACGTACCGAAGTAAGCCCCTCATAAACGTTATAATTCTGAATACTCATATTAATCCCCTAAATAATAATTAACTTTTAACAAAATTAATTGGATCAATTCCAATTAAAGATGGTAATGGATTAATCAATGTGTATATTGAACCTGCCTGAGCATTACCGTCACCAACAGTTACAAATTGACCTGCTCTCATCTGTTCGACAGATTGAAAATCAGGACGTCTTTGCAAGATATTAGGTTCTACACAAATATAGATACCGCAATTTTGTGCATTAGCTTGATTTTGTAACAGAACACTATCTCCAACTTGTACTACTAATCCATCAATAGTAAATGTGCTAGAAGCACTAGTGAAAGTAGCACCAACTCCATTGTTCAATGGACCATTATAATAAGTGCCTGCTTGACTACCGACCTGCACTAATCGAACTGATGTTAAACCATCATAAACATTGTAATTTTGAAAACTCATAATATTAACTCCCTACGACTATGTTAGTGGCAGTAGTGCCGGTTGAATTGATTTTTAATGAAAGGATTGGATGCCATATTCCTGCTTGCAATGAATCTAATACTTGGGTTGTATCATCCCACTTTTGATAAGATATATTCCCTGTCGTACCAACATATATCCATTGCATTTTTTCGCCATAGTAAACATCTGGAGTTGGATTTAATGTTCTTCCAACCACTGATCCGATTCTTGTCGGTCCTGTTACTAAGTTACCATCCAGAGGAGGTATTATTTGTATTTGCTGTGTAGCCATTTCATTGGCTCCTATAATTTAATGAATTTGTTATCAAAAGTTGTCGGTTGTAAAATACTAAATGGTGTATTCGATCCAGTTGAACCGATAGTTGTTGAAATGATTCCATTTACCGCGCTAGTTACATTCATTGGAATAGCATGCGTAAATGAAACCGGAATGATTGCATTTGGAAATCCAACACCAGGTGGTTCGCTTGGATCGGAAGGTCCAAAGTTCATAATAGTTTGATCAGTAGAAGTTGCACTATGAGTATGAGCTGCCAAATTTGCTATACTCAAAGTTTGAGTGACACTTCCTTCAAATTCACCCAATTGATAGGTTAATCCGGCCGCACCAGCTACTCTATCTAATGATTTTGGTAATGATATTGGCTTATTAGCAATAAAATCAGCAACAGCGCTAGCACCCGCACCTCCAATAACTGGACAAAAAGTCCGACTAATATGATTCCAAATCAAATTATATAATGGAAAAGTATCAATATTTGCTCTTGTAGTAGCCGTGGATGCCGAAGATCCTATAGTTCCATCATTTAGAGGAACCCATCCATATTCGATAGCAGTATAGGATTCTTTCTTATGACCAGTTCTTGGTGAATCTATAACAGAATTGATGGAATCAAATGTCTGATAATCTTCATCTGGAGCAATGTCACCCAAAAATAAAGAAGGTTTTGCTATATCGATATTACAAATTACATCCAATGGATATTGAATTTGTAAAAATAATCCGTCATTTCCACATTCACCGATTATCTTTCCAGCAACAGATGGAATATTCACAGTCTGTGTAAATTTCTGCCATGTTCCATTCATGCTAAATGTAGGAAGAATTGGAATATTAAAAGGAAGTGACGGTGCACTTCCATCTCCAAAAAATTGCTTGATTTGACAAGTCAAAGTATGGGGAGTTACATTACTTCTAGCCCAAATGGTGAATGTCAATGTCTGATTCTGAAGATTTTTAACATTCTGAGTTATGGGTATTTGGACATATTTGAAGGTTTCACTTGAACCCGAACCTGTGCAGGTATAGTTCAAATATTGCGTTGGCGTCACATCATTTGTAAACGGTGTGTCGCCGGCCGCAAATGGTATGAATGAAAGTGAATCAGTTGCACTATTATTGTTTTTAACAAAAACGATGTCTGGCCCATACATTTCAGGCGATAAGGCATTAGTCAATGCTAATCCTGTATTTACTCCAGGAGCTAATACTATAAATTGAGATCCAACTACATTTCCAACATTTCGCCAAAATACGTTATTTACCAATATATTATTTATATTAATGGCTGTTGTGACTACTGCACCACCACCTCCTCCACTTGGGAAGAAATCGTCGATTGTCCATTGCAATACGCCATTAGCGTCATAAACTTCTAGATAATAATTATCGTTGGGATTATCGGAATCAAATGCGAAATAAAGGGGACCTAACGTCCCATTTTCATCTATCTGAATACCTAGAGTGGTACTTTGATTTGGAATAGTAACGGTTGGCCAACGAAACAGTCCTGACATATCCTGATAAATCAATTTCATCATTGTAGGATTTAAGGAACTAAAAGCAGCTAAATAGCCTCCGCCTAATGGCAAGCCGGTTAAATCAGCAAAGTACCACTTTGGATTATCCGCAAGACTATAAGTGATTGCCATTTTTACATCCTTGTAAAAAGTTACAATTATTTTACTCTTTTATAACCCATTCGACTATGGTGTTTCAGAAATTGGATTTGGAATATTGGATTTTTCTAGAAAATGATTTAATAAAGCGCCACTTCCTAATAATGATCCACTTATACCTAATTTCTTTAAATCTTTTAAAGTATTTAATTGATTAAGAGAATTTTTAATTTCTGGATGTAATTCCCTAAATTTATTCATTGTTTTGGAATTTTTAGAAAATAAACCCGATATATTATTAGGAACTTCAAGTTTTTCAGGATGCACGAGTTTTCCAAGCCGTTTATCTTTATAATAAATATCCTGCATATTTTTATAGATATTGTTCCCTTCTTTTAAGGAATTAGCTAAATCCTGATTACCAGTATTCTTAAAATGGTTTGAAACCGTATCATTTATTTTTCTTCTTAAATCTAATATTTTTTCGCCTTTATCGCGATCGGATAAGAATTTAGATAGTTTTGCTTCACTTCCACGAGTTCCTAAATCACTTTGTAATTTTCTCAAAGAATTGTAATCACCAGACTGTGCTTTCTGTATCAATTCTTTATTTTGACTGGTTTTAGGAAGTAATTTTTTAACATCTTTAATAACTTTCATATCAATAGGTACTTGATCTACTCCTCTTTCATATGCTTGTTTGCCAACATCTTGGAATATCTTTGAAGATTTTTGATCCATTAAATTATGGGCATTCTGAGCAATCTTGGCTATTTCATTAGGCTCTAATTTACCACGTGCCTTATTAAATAAAACTGAAATCGCATTTCCCCCTTTACCTAATAAATTTCCACCAAGTGATCCAAGAGCAGAATAAATTCCTTCTTCTATTCCCTTTCCAGGTTTAGCTTGTGAAGCACCATACAATCCCGATCCAATTATTCCAGGCAATCCAGCCGCACCTCCTACCAAAGTAGGAAGATATTGACCTATATTTTCCGCTTGAGTATCTGTTTTTTTATTCCCAAATACCCCCGTAAGATCTATATCAGGAGAAGCTCCAAATGCCTTTGCAATATTTTGACCACCTTTTGCTACGCCCTGTAAGAAACTTTGTGCTTGGGTGTAATCTGGATTAGCCATTTGATTTAGACTTTTATTCAAAAATTCAGATGCAAGATTTTTTGTCTGCATTTTTTGTTGAGGTTGTTCTATATCTGATAATGAAGGTTTATATCCTCCAGAATCAGAAATATCATTGAGAGAGGGTTTATAGGCCATTATTTTTCTCCCAATTTTATTCTAACAGCCTTTTTTGTATGTTCGGGCTGGCGATCATACCATTCTCTAAATTTCTCTTTTGATTCAAATTCTGGAAGTTCAAGACCTTTTGCTAGATTCTTTGCACCAGATGATGTCTTACTTTCTTCACCTAAAGGGAATCCTTCAGCCAAATTCTTTTTGGAAATTCCAATCTGTTCTTGTTTAATAGATTCCAATTGCCTAACCATTCTTTCTTTATATTGTTCTTTGGTTTCACCATTATAAGGTTCAATAACCTGCTGCATCCTTTCGATGGTTTCATTAGTTGGTCTCAATCCATATGCTTTTACCAAAGCTTCTGGAGCTGCTTTTAAGATAGATCTATATTCAGCATATTTAGTTGGAAGTTCTCTTTGTCCAGTCGGATCTGCCAAATTCAATAATCTTTGAATGTGATGCTGTGCTTTTCCTTGGAAACTTAAAAAAGGTGCTGCCAAATCGGCTAATTTTTCTATTTGAGGAGCGACACGTTCAGCCGCATTGATTGAACTCTGAGCTGCTGATTTTGTTGATTCCGTAGGAACAGATCTCGGTTGTCCAGAAGTATCTTCTATTAATGATCCTGACTTATAGGGAGAAGTACTAAATGGTGCTGTCTTATTACCAATTACTCCACTCATTCCACCTTGCATAGATGGAAGAAGAGGCGATCCACTATTCGATCCCGGTTGTGATTTACCAGAAGAATTAACCCCACTCATGGGTGTCTGTTGATTTAAAAGTGCATTTTGATTTCCGGCTTGAGAATTTCCACCACGCAATCTATCCATTAACATAGATAGAAACCCACCCTGTGAACTACCCATATTATCTGGTGAAGGAATATTAGCATTTCCCTGAACTTGACTACCTTTTGGAATAGATCCCATCAAATTGGTCATCATCGCATTAAGTGCTTCAGGTTTATCTTTGAAGGCTTGCAATATTACTGGATTAGATAGGATGGTTGATTGAATTTGGTAAGGAAGCATATTTGCATAAGCAGTTTTAGATAATGCATTAGCATACTGAGTATAAGGAGCATATTTAGCTTCTGCCTGACCTTGAGTCAAAGCATTAGCGTTCTGTCCAATGCTATTCATTACATTGGATATTCTTCCTCCAGGACCTACCTCTGGAACAACATTAGGTAATGGTAATGCCATTATCTACTCTCCTATAAAAAGAATGCTGCAAGTGATCCAAGACCACCTAAAATATTGCTAAAATCACTTTGATTTCCGGCTTCTTGCCCATAAGCAGCTTGTCCCATATTATTTCCTAACATTGATAGTAAATTTGTCAATGAATTAGCTGAATTTTGACCGCCTTGAATTAAATTCTGTTGACCTTGTCCATATTGTTGATTAACACCAAGAACATTCTGAAGCCAATTATTCATATCTTGACTGGATATATTAGAGGCATTCTGTTGTGCCTGTTGCATTAAAAGAGTGCTTCCAGACAATCCATTAGCGGATCCAAAGTTTTCTGCTGCTCTGCGAGCCTGTTGTTGTTGATATTGTGCATACGGAGATTCTTTATATTGAGAACTAATATTATTAATAAAATCAGTAGGATTCTGCATTTTACTCAAGAAGTTTTGATAGTTTGGAATTGCACCCGTACCAGCATTTAAAAATGGTTGTTGTGTATTTTGCGCTTGATTGTAATATTTTTGATATTGATCCATAGCTGCATTATATGGAGCGCCAGAATCATTGAATAATCCACTAGCGATAGAACCAATTCCACCTGCTAGAGCATTCCTTGCATAAGGACTAAAAGCATTTCCACTACCCATTCCATTAGAAGAAGTCGAACCAAAATTAGATAATGGAACTATACTACCACCAGCATAATTAGGTGCTCTAGCATATAAATCGTTTCCACTCATTGCCATAACATCATATCCTTATGAAGTTAGAAAGAAACCCACGCTCCTGCTTTGAAATACTGCGCTGTTCCTAAAGTTGTATTATATATCATCTGTCCATTTTGGATCGTATTTAGAGAATCTCGTTGAACGGTTGTTACCTGTGGTAACAAAATTCCAAATTGAGTCAAATATCCAATCAAATTCATGTATTCAGTCGACATGAAATTTATCCAAATATCAGATATTAAATCCCCATCTCGAGTAATTGGACTGTATAAAGGTGGTTGATCAAAATCATTAGCCATAATTACTCCGGTAAAACTGACGGACACCAACTTGCGCCAAGTATGACAAATGGTGTTTGTTCAAAGTATTCGAATTTTGCTAAGAATCCCTGTCCTCTTGGCGTAACACCTAATTTTCTCCATACAGTTCTAGCACTTCGTTGGCCCACATGGCCGAGTGGTGCTTTAATCCTGCTACCAAATGTTTGTCCACCATCCTTTGAAATAGAAATGTACATATATTGTTGTGCAGTAAAAGTATCATCACTCACGTTACCCTGAAGTAAATCGACTTGTAATCTATCTACACGCAATCTTTGATATCCAGGCGGAACAAATTCTCGAGTAACTCGCATTCTTCTAATTGATTCGCCATTATTGTTGTAAATAGCATTATCGATTAAATAGAGAGTTGGAGATAAATAATCCCCTACATAATTATTTCCATTGAAATAAGCATGCGTCTGGGCAGGATGACGATCACCATTTAATACTTCTTCTTCATGCCAATATTTTGTTTCTTCACTAAGAGGATTACTAAAAGTAACATCATAGACATAGGTATGATTAGCAGAAGTAAAATTCATTCTATAAAATATCAAACCATTTTCTTTAATCAAAAATCCACGACAATCTGCTATCTGTTGATTTTGAGCATATTGAGCTAACTGAAAGTCTAAAGCCCTATTACTGACCGGAATAGCTTGAGTTCCTATTACTTCCATTACTGATCCAAGACCGTCTCGATCTTGAGAAAGGAAAAATAATTTATCAAACCCAACCGCGATATTACTTGCATTTATCGTACCATATTCAATGAGCAGCGCATTATTTCTTCTGAATGGAAGATTAGTTCCAATTCCGGCATTTTCCCAAACTTCAGTAAAGAATTGGCTAAATAGAAATAATCTTCGATGAAGTGTTCTACATGCAACAATCGTGCCAGGATGGGATATCATAAATCCTTCCTGTAATTGTCCCTCTGAGGTAATAGTCTGAACACCAACTCCATCAGAAGTTAAAACGATAGGAATTCCTAAAATTGCATTATTATAAGTGGTGGCTAATTCAATATGCGTTGCATCAATAAATATTGAATAATAAACCGTTCCAGCAACCAGTGGAGAAGGTAAAGCTGATGTAGTGGATAAAGTTACTGGTACACCTGTTTGATAATTATCAGTTCCTGGCAATCCACCAATGGTACTTGCTCCAATAGTTAATTCGTTATTAACTGCAAAATTAGTCGTAAACATATTTGCGGCAGGTCCCCAGACGAGGCCCTGGTTAAAACTAGATAATTCAAATCCATTCGTCCCACCAACTGTAACAACAAAAAATCCATCGAGATAACAAACATCCAATGGATTTACTGGAAATGAATCGTCAGTAATTTGGGTAAAAGTCAGAGCATTTGTATCAAATATATAACCATGCTCACCATCAACGAATATGACTTGGAAAGTGTTTGCATCCACTCCAACATATCCGGTGATAGTTCCGATATTCCCTAAAAATGCTACTACATTGCTGGTGGTTACCGAATAAACAGCATTACCAATAACAAGATAGTGAATATTATCAAATACAAATTCTGCTCTGAAACCATTGGCTGCTCCTGGAAAAACTAAGCCTGTATCAGTGATCCCAGATGTATTAACCAAGGATTTCTTTTTCTTGGCTAGAGGATCAATGTATTCAAAACAATTAACCGATCGTTCTGAATCTATTTCAGCAACACGCTGATTATTGAAACTACCAACAATGTCAAAATCCACTGAGTTATTCATTAGTAACTCAATATATTAGGCCAGTAGAACGGCTCCGGCGCAGTCAATATCACGGAAGGTCTTATTGTTAGATCAGTTTCATTTGCTGCTTTAAATGATTCATAGTAATCATCCAATTCCTGCTCCATTTGAGGAGTCCAATTTGAAGATGGATAGTATCCATTGAATTTCTTGCAAAGAGCATATTTCAAGAATCCGTAATAATTGGGTGGTAATTCACCAAGCGTATCTTGATTTCCCAATTCATTAATCATGGATTTAACTTGAATGCTAAATGGATAAGGTTGATCAGGAATCGGATAAACCGTAATAAAACTTTCTAAAGATTGTTTATCTAAGAATATAAATCCAGGTCTAGCCAGTAAATTGGTCTGTCTAACCACATTCCAATAGGTGGCTTTATTGATAATTCGAAGTGGATAAACTAATTGAGTAGGTCCTGAGGTTGGAACCACATAATTAGCAAATGAAAGATCCACTATTCGATCCGCTATAATATCAGCAGACATCATGTCTGAAATAGAATAAGTATCTTTACCAACCGTAAAAGTAAAATTGATGGTGGTTAAAAAAGGAATATAGATACTATCGGAGGAAAATTTATCCAATAATTCATTAATAAGATCTAAACCTGTGGAGAGCATAAAGCCGTCAGGTGTTTCACCGACGCCAAGCTCTCCAGACAGATATAAACTATTAACGATTAAATCATTAACCGTTCTGACTTGTTGGGGCATTTCCGTTGCCCTCCAGTTTTACAAACTACTTAACGGGAAATGCTACTTTATCTAAACCAGCAGTAATTTTTTCTGCTAATTTTTCAGCATGTTCGCCGTTATTGCACATGTAAGCATTGAATTCCATAGCCTCACCTTTGAGGTCTGGATTTCTGCCAGCATGTCTAGCTTGTTCTGCCATAACTTTTTTAACAAATTGATTTTTGGCAGCATGTTCAGATTCATGACGTCTTTGACGAGTATTCGCCATTGCCGCATCTTTGCCTGGTGCATTATCGTATCTATTTCTCATTTCAATTCTCCTTACTAGGACAATAATTTAATTGCGTATTGTGGATGCCATTGGAAACCACACAGAATGTCGATACGCATTAAGTTTTGATAACCTAAAATATCGCCAGTTTGTGTTACTGCAAGAGATAGACCTGTTTCAGGATCAACAGCGATACTGGAATAAGGAACTTGCAATTTATAGAGAGGAGGACAGACAATGTCCAATGCTCTAGCAGGATAAGCAATATTCAAATTATAACTTGGAACTACAGTCACAGCAGCACCATTAGGAATTGGATTGCTTACATTTTGTAATGGGCTAGAAGTTGAACTGATAATGGTTGGATTAACTATAATAGTTATCGCACCACCGGCAGTTGAACTAGCTGCTGATTGGATTACAAATTGCATATCCTGACCAGTTGATTGTCTAGAAAGAGGATTAACGCTTGATACGCCAGCAATCTGAATCAAATCTCCAGGAAGGAAATAATTCGCAATACTTGCCGTTGCGCCTGCAAGAACAATCGTATTGCCCGCACCAACTGCACCATTAACAGTTAATGTATCACCAGCAAAATCAGTTGGACCAGCTCCTGCGATATGTCTTCTAATATTTTGTGATTGGAACATATCAAAATAAGACAAATGACCAATTGCAGATTGACGAACAATTTCTTCATTAAATACTGGAGTAAATTGATTCAACAACGCACTCTTTAAACTAGAACCATCTCGAACAGTCATAGCCAGATAAGCATCTGAACTAATATTAACACCCTGTTCTAAAAGTTTTACACCAGCTAAGTCAACACTAGAAAAACTATTGATTGGCGTACCAGCAGTTCCGGTATAGAAGTTTAAAGCAGTTTCGGCAGCTGAATTTATATCACCTTCCATCTGAGAAATGATATTTTGAATAGCAGGTTGAATAAACATTCGAGTAAAATCTTCAATTCTCAAGCTAAGATCTTGAACCGTATAGGCAATCAAAGCATGGTATTGATGAGCAACCGTAATATTTTCAACTGTTTCGATAATGTCTTGAGGAACTGCTGTAGAACCATCACCGATAATGAAATTATTTTGTCTACGAACTTGCAAAGTATCACCGATCTTATAACCTGCATTCTGGAAATCATCTTGATAGATTCGAGAACCGGTCATTACAAAAGGTGAATTATTCGCAAACATTGCGAGTGCGGTATTAGACACTAACTGTGTAGTAATAAACTGATTAGCCATTTGATCTCTCCATCCCTGTAAATATTCAACTGGAAAAGATCAGTCATTGATCCCTTACTTCCAGTTCGATTTCATCCGTTGCCGTAATTCGGAAATCGGCGTCTTATCTGAAATATTGCGAGAATTGGCTACTGGCGAGTTTTTGATTTGACCTAAGGGTCGGGGCGATGAGGACTTTTCAGATTCACCACCCATCAAGGCATGCGACAGTTTAACCATCTCACTTGCTTGATCTATAGGGTGGAGTTTTGCAATACGTTTAAGCTCTTCTGGATTCTTACCTAACTTGTAGAGAACTTCACCGGCGCTTCCTGCACCTTTTTTAGGCAACATTAAAGAGGCTGTTACCATATGATGGGTAAATGGTGAATCTTCACCGTGAACCACATCATCAAAGTCATCGTATTTATCAGCTACATTATTTAAGTGCCTTTTAAGCTCTTCATGTTGCTTTTCAACGTGCCTTTGGCTTTCAGCTTCTTTCGCTTTGCGTTCTTCATTTTCCTTATGTTGAAGCGCATAGCTAACTGCCCTGTGAATCTGCTCATCTACACCTTGAGGCGCATCCATCTGGTGTTGTGGCTGTTGTTCAGGCTGATTTGAAAGTTTTGCATGCAGCATTTCCATGCGTGACTGCATCTCTCTCATTTCACGTTGGTGTTTGCGCTCTTGTCGTCCAAGCCGCTCTTTTACACCTTTCGGTAGATCATCATGATCTCCGCCACCTTCATGTTGGGTTTCCCCTTCATGCATTTCTGTGGGCTGACCTTCACTTTCCATCACTTCACTAGTCGAACCTTCATGGTTCTCTTGAGCTTCCATATTACTTCTCCACACTGGCAATTATCGTTGCCCCAGACATAGATAGGTTCACCTACCTTTAAATTGCGACCGTCTGTATAGTCCCAGTCATTCCATGACTGTATAGACTAATTTTATGCCAGTGTGGTTACGCATCAACTTCTACTGGTAGAACTTGATCATTTATTACTTTTATGCATATCGGCCAAAATCTTAGCTATTTTAGCGTGGAAATCCAATGCGGCTCTTGAATCTTCGGATTGATCACGCTGAGCTTCTCTTTGACCCTTCGCTTGCATTTCCTGAGCCTTCAACATCAACTCAGCTTTCTCAAGTTCATGTTTTTGCTCACGAATTTTTAATTCTTGAGCTCTTTCAATCAATTCCTGTTGTTCATTCTGCATCTTAGCTTGCATCATCTGTTCTTCAGGGGATGGTGGTTTAGGAGGTGGAGGTGGTTTTCCTTCCTCTTTTGCTATGATTTCAGGGGGAACTAATGTTTTAAAACGCTCTGCCATTTGTGGCATAAACTGAACATCTAAATTCTTTGCCCATAGATCAGCAACCAATGGGAACGCTTGTGGGAAGGCTTGAAGAGTTTGTTGCAAGAACTCTAATGCCATTTCTTTTTGAACAGCAAAAGAAGGACCAACATCAATTTCAACATCGAAATCACCAGGTTTAAGGTGATTTTTGATCTTCTCACCATCTTGTTCATTAATGACTATTGAATCTGATTGACCATTTTTACGCGTCACTACCGTATGACGGGGCTCATTTTCATCATAAATATAATTCAAAAGGTCATTTACAATGCGGCCACCTTGTTCAATTGCTTGATTTAGATTGCTAAAAAATACCTCAGCTGATTTTGATCCTTCAACTTTACGTTCTCTTCGAGCTTTCCCAGAGATGTCACGTCCTTGCATTTCCTCATTTTCGGAATAACCCAATATTTCCTTCATATCTTGATTAAGCATCGTAGAAGTTGGGAATAAACCTTGGGTTACATCCCATGCAGGCATCTTAGTCGGCATCATTCCATTCTTTGGATCGGGTTTAGCAATTAAAATACCTTGTTGAAGTTCTGGATTACGCCATTGCTGTTCATTTCCGATTATATTATCCGGTGTTCCTAGCCATTGCGGCCTCACTCGGTTCTTAATCTCACTAATCATCTCAGATCGAGTATAATTAAATGCCTTCTGAGCATCTCTACCTTCATGTATGAATGATTTAGTGTATTGACGTCCTTCAACAAAATAACTATCCCCATCAACGAACGGAATTGGAAGTTGTTTTGATGGCCATTCAGAGAAATCAATGATTCTGTCTCTGATTAGACGGTAATGCATTATTTTATAATCTTGAGTTTGTCTTTCACCGACTATTCTTGGTATTTCACGAGATATTATTTCTCCAGTAATGGAATCTTCGGAAAATTCTTTCATATCTTCAAATTTCTTTTCTCTCTTTCGCCATTCCGATTCTGTTACTGATTCTCCATTGGACAATTTGTAAATGATCAATGGAAACCAGTCTTTAATAAATTCATCACAGACACAAATAGTGTCACGAGTTAGCCACTGATAATCTAATAACATATAAGGATCGATAAATGAAACAGGATTTTCTACATAAGGAAAGGTCGCAAAGAATTCATCACGACTCATGATGTAATTTCTGGAACAATAATTACCATCACCTTTGTGAGGTTTTATAGCACTAGGATCCCAAGCGCATAAAGTAGGATCATTAATAGCTTCATATCTAACTATTTTATTAAAACTATGTGGAGATTCATAATCTAAACAAACTTGGAATGCCCCAAATCCCATCAATAATGCGGACCTGAATGCAGCTTGATAAACTAAATCATTTTGTGATTGATAGGCAATCGTTCTAACAAGATCAGCACGTAAATTTATATCTTCTTGAGAGGCATGCCCAGTCAAAGATCTAACAATTAGATCTGGTTTCATATTTCTCTGTTCTCCAATCAATTTCTTGATGGGGTCATAGAGTTTATTGAAGGTCATAGCAGGTTTAAAGTTTCGAGTGAATTCAGATCGCTCAACCGCGGTCCACTGGTCTCGTAATACGAAGTTAAGATCGTCCTTACCCCGGGTAATATTCTCATTGAAATACCCAGTCCAGATATTCTTTCGTTCTTTTGCCTCAGTTAAAACTTTTTGTTCATCAATTCCTGCTTCATCCAAGGCAGCGATTCGACGTTCTTCCATTTCATCCAATTCATTTGGCGTAAATGCCTCTAAATTGACATCATCTGAATGTCTTTCCATAGTTAACCATCCTTGGTTAATTAAAAAATTTGAAGGCGGTGATTTAACCGCCTACACACTAGCTATATACTAACCACCATGTTCAATATCGATGGCGAATGGATCGGATAACCCAGAATTTAGTGATACAATCGTGAAAACAGTACCTGATTGAGTATAATATCCGCTCAATCTACCATCGATAGCAGCAACGAATACAAAATCCGTATCTTCAACGTCATAACCCTGTGAATGGATATATGGATCTATGTATCCGGCAACTTGAACTTCGGCTAATGTGTCATTGGTTAACATGTGAGCAATTCTTGGTTTGACCAACTGTCCTGGAAAATTAACTGTGTACTGTAATATTGGCATGATTGATTTCCTTATCAAAATGGGTGTATTTGAACTCGGGATTACGTATCCATCTAACAACCTGGGATCTTCCCTTGCTCTTCTCAGATGTGATTATAACATCACTATATTTCCATGTAGTGGGGTCGTCGATACTGTATGGCCATAGCATGGGTAGCTTATTTTTATTCATTTCTCTTCTCCTTTCGGGACTAATTTCCTAACCCATTCTCCATCAATATTTTTTAACTCATATCTGTCTAGATATTTATCAAAGTCTCTATAGGCTTGTTTCAATAACTCTATTTCTTTTTCTGAATTTCTTATTATTTCTTCTTGAACTTCAATTAAATCTAAATATTTTATCTTTGCCATTGCGCAATACATGCATTTCTTATCTATATAGGCGCCATGTCTTCTCATGCACTTTTCACAAAATTTACTCACATTTAATCTCCAATAGGATCTGGAATACACCAATGAGTTACTATCATTCCTTCTTTATCTTCATCATTAAAAAAATCCCAACCTTCGAATCCATGAATAGCCATGAAATAAAAACCTTCAATATCTTTATTTTTACATCTAACTATGACCCAATTTAATTTTTCACCAGGCAAAAATTCCTCAACTGAAATCCATTTCATATTCACATCCTAGGCAAATTAGGCCACTTACAAAAAGGACAAATTTGTCCAGGTTTATGGAAGTAATAACATGCACTCATTCGCAATCATCCTCATAAGATTTAGAATTAATACCATCCAAAAATCCCATTTTATAAGATTTTCTATGATCAATAAGAGATTGTCTCAACTGATCTTTAAATTTAATTTCAATCCTATCCAATTTTTTTATAAATTCATCCATCATATCCATGTTATTTTCATATTCTTTGAATTTTTTCTGCTGATTGATTGCAGGTTCACATAAACCAAGACAAAAAGGCATAAAATCCCCTTTTTTATAATCTCCATTGTCTTCTTCAAATCTACATTGACATTTCATTAAGATAACCTCATTTTTTATCCAATTTCATATGATTAATCTGAGTTTGAATATTAAATAACTTATCCTCAAATTTTTTATATATGAAATCTTCTACTGATTTATTTTCAATTGAATATTTTGCATATAAAGTATTTTCTATTCTAATAAATGATTCTAATTGTTTTTTTAAATCTGATATTTTTATTCTTAAAAATAAAATATCAATTATAATGAGAACCAAGCTAATAATTGTACAAATATTGTATATATTCATTTCCAATCATCTCCAAAATGTTTTTTAGCCACTTCTTTTAGTAAAGTTAATTCTTTTATTAACTCATCAATATGACAAATATGAATTTCCTGCATATCTCCATTATCATTATCTTTTGGAAATGGAGTATTAAATGCATTGATTAAAGAAACAAAACCATCGAATCTACATTCTGCTTTAATCCAATGCCTTCCATCAGAATAGTGATTATAAATTAAAGGAAGCCACCCTTCGGATTTTTTCTCACTTGGATCATCAATCCATGTTTTTATTATTTCTTTTTCTTTAATTGATAAGGTATTACATTTTTTACACTCATATAAACCTATTTCTTCTCCACATTTCCAACAACATTTTTCCATTAAAATAACCTCATCACAGGATTATACATATCAACCCGATTAACAGGGGCCTTATTCTCAAGTATTCGACTAGCCGCAAAGTTAAGTGAAATATATTGAAGCGCATCATGTTTATGAGATGACATATTTTTAAATGGAACATCCTTGTATCTTTCTTCTCCTGAAACCGAAACTCTTTTATACATGTAGTCCTTGATAAATCCTTTTATCAATCCTGGACAACCTTCTCGTGAAACAATGAATGCTGGTTTTCCATCGATCATTGTATTAAGAAAATATTTAACTGAACTTATTCTTGGGTCTAGGTCATTTGTATTGGCAGGATTAGTATTAATACCAAGTGAATTAAGTTCACCAATGCAACTCAATTCTTCCATGATGGTATCACCAGCCATTCCAGATGGATCACCAAATGAATCGCCTATCTTGCAATATGGAAAATCCTTTTGAAGTGATGGCATTACAATACTTTGGACAAAAGTACGTATTCCCATATCTTCACCTTGGTATTCTTTAAGAACTCTCATCTGACCTCTTGATGAAACCTGTATGACAATACAAGCTGGTGTAAGCCCAAAATCCCATCCAAGATGAATAGGTTCACCTTGAAGTATTTCTATTTTCTCAACTGCATGAACATCAGAATTAAATTCAGGATAAACACGTTTACCACTTCCAACAGACCCATATTCTCCAAGACAAAATACCTTAACAAAATCACGCGTCTGTCCTTGTGCTAATAAAGTGTAATAGTCCTTAGCAAGATGTTCATAATTGTCACATTCTATATTTTGTTTCCATTCACCATCATTATCAATTAACCCTGGAGGTTGTTTAAACATTCGATAGGATTCTATTCCTTCGGTTTCGAAAGCTTTGTAAATCCAATGATCGACATCAGGCGGATTAGTATCACATACAATCCCACTCCAATAAGGTTCACTGCAAAACGAAGGGGAAGGATAGCGATGGTTAAGGCGTCCTTTAAGTACAGATAAGACACCTTGAGGGACTTCAGAAAGTTCATTGATGTACGCAAAGGTTGCCTCCAATGATTTTAGTTTACGAAGATCTTCTTCTCTGTCTAATGCAATGAATATCAATTCAAGTTCAACAACACCTTTTCCATCATTGAAAGTGTGTTCATAAGTCAATAATGGTTTTTGTCTCTTTTTAATATCACCTAACTCATCAAACCAACTGAGCCATGATCTGAGGGTTGTTGAATATAGTTCGCCCGAAGTATTTCGTATGATGATGCATCGGGATCTTCGACGACCGTTACTCCATACTGGCATTGCACAAGCTGCTCGGACAATGTGGTGAAGGCAGATTGTAGTCTTGCCACTTCCGAAAGGGCCCATGATGAGATTAACAAAGTGGTCAGAAGTATGGAACACTTCACCAGTCTTACTAGGAATGTATATTTTGTTCTTCTCACGTCCATATAAAATCGTTTCCTTTCCCTTGAAATAAATATGTTGGTTATTAGCCATTCCTATTGAACTTTTTATGAGATTAAATCTATTCCGGCAGTCGGCCAATGAAGTCATTTGCCAATTTCCATAAAATATTGTCTATCGTTCATTGCTTCTTTGAAGTTCTCAATTGTTGTGAATCTTTCACCACATCGTTTGCATTCACGTCTTCTAGAAATAACATTAATATCATCATTTCTAGACCAAACGACACTACTATGAGGATAGTTACACTTCTTGCACATCATCTTTAAATCCCTTACTTAAATGAGGGTTTGCAAGCATGTAATTTATTTTCTTCCACATCTTTCTTTCAACCCATTCTGCTTCGTAACCAAGAAGATTACATATGTAAACAAATTGATCGTTGTTCTTATCAATGAATCGCTTAGCAGACGCACTGTGATTCATCTTAGAATCCAAACGGTATTTCATTGATATATCAGGACTGGCTCTTGGTGCTGCCAAAATATCCGCAACACATTGTTTCAAAACCGATGCAATAAATAATCTACTTCCATCGTGGTGATTTCCACCGTTCAAGTCACTGACATTGAATACATTGGATTGATTCTTTCCCATCTATTTTCCTTTCATTGTTTCACACATTACCTTCATTCCATTGGTAATCTTGGCAGTTGAATTGGTTGGATGTGGAACTTTCATATTGGTGATATAAGGTTGTTTAATAGGTTTTGGATTCATGCTATTTGGATAATCAAATGCAGTTGCACCGACATCTTGGTTTCCGTTTTCTTCTTTATTCATTTTCTATTACCTCTTCCAATCATTAAATCATTCAATGCCTTTTCTAACTTCTTGCAGAACTTATCAACGTCATCGCCATATCTGAAATCAGCAAGTTCGATTGTAAACACTTCTGTTCCTTCGCTATTCATATGATGATCAATATTAAGATGCATCTTTACCCTCTTTATCATCTATTGGATTAAGATTCTTTTCTTGCAACAATCTTGCATAATTAAAAGCAGAAGTTATATTTACCCTAAGTATTGAACTAATCGGATCATTCAAATTAGAAATAAGTGAAATTGTATCTTGTAAACGATCCATTGCTTCTTCAAATAATACTGAATCCGTCTTATTCACTTACGCATTCCTCTCAATGTCTTGGCCAATCGAGCACGCTTAGCCAATTTAGGATTATCTGAATGCTCAGCTTTCTCTAATTTCTTTTCTGGTATCTTTTTATCCATTGGTACTTTCAGTTCTTTATGCAAAGCACCAGGATGTTTAATTGCACCTTGAATCCACTTCTTTGGTTTCTTTTCCATAGCTAATAAATCCTTCTCCATTAGTTGTAATTTCAAACCTATCACCTATTTCTCCATTGAGGATAAGTGAAATGTTACCGTGAACAAATAACTCTTTATCTTTGAATCCAATGTTATTCATTAAACGATCGATGCATATCAAAAAATCATTTATTAGATCGAATAAATTCATTCTATCTAATGTATCGATAATTTTTTCTTCATCAGACTTGGTCATTTTCAACTTCCAATTTACCCTGTTTCAATTTCTCAATATCGTCAGACAATTCTTTTATCTGGGCATTTCCACCAAATTCACGCCAATATTTATGCTCGAGTATCCATTCAGCACCTTTATGACCTTTGTCATTATGCCTAATATCATATAAGCAACTAATAACATCATCTCGCTCAATGGACCTGAGAGAGTTAACTAAACGTGCATGAATAGAATCATGAATATCATGGTCCATATCACATAGACCTTGCTTAACAAGATTATAAAAATGGGTTTTTGTTATTCCATTGGATTCAGCAGCATACTTGATTGGAGAACCTTGCTTTATCCAATATAGAATCTGATCTATTCGTTCTTGGTTGACTTTGCGAGGGGTGTAGGGATCCTTCCCGGGTTTGATTTCCATTTGCAACTCCTTTGCAATGTTGTCCTAATTATGAACTTGTTAAAGTAATTTCTCAAGAAGAATATTGTTGATACATATGTACACATAGGATAGAATTATTATTGTGATTTAGAGATCGCACAAACCAAAAACCTTTAGGAGAATAAAGATGAATGATTATGAAAATTCACAAGATGATTATAATTCAAATGATGGAAAACAGTGTTCAAAATGCAAAAGATACACTTTATTTTATGGCATAAAATTCAAAGAAGATGTGTGTGATTTATGCCAAGAATTTTTTTCACGTTTTTCTAGGAAGAACATATAGTAAAAAAATATGTTAAAGTCCTCTTATCAACTTGGAGGATTTAATCATGAGCATGGACGCTCTGATTCAAGTAATTTCAAAAGCAGCGCCTTTACTTGGGGGTGTTATCGGTGGGCCAGCGGGTGTGGCCATTGGTTCACTGATAGCGTCAAAATTTGGTGGAAATTCGCAAGATACCGATGATTTATTAGCCCGCATTCAAGCTGATCCTCAGTCAGCAGTTAAACTATTAGAAATACAAACAACTCACAAAGAAGAGATTGAGAAAATACATCTCGCAATGGCTCATGACGCATTGAAATATGATTCACTTCAAAGGTTCACTGAATTCAAAGATAGAGCCAGTGCACGTCAAAGAGAGTCTGATTTAGCCAAAGCTGGTATGAGAGATTACACTGCAAGCACATTGGCATATCTCTTAACTTTAGGTGTATTTATGGCTCTATGCTATTTGTTCGTTCATGGTATACCGGAAGATAATAAAGAAATAATTGTAACTGTAATAAGCGCATTAACTACCGTTTGGGTCATGGCAATGGGTTATTATTTCGGATCAACTTCAAATAACAAAAAGATTGAAAACGAATTAGATCGTAAGTCATAATCTATTTGAGAATATCGGCGTTGACGGCGAAACGCAGTAGGAACAGGTTAAGAAATTCTTTTAAAAGTTCATAGAATACCTCAGATGGTTAGAGGGCCTGGACATTTAATCCGGGAAGTCTGGAGTTCGAGTCTCCATTTTATGAACCCTAAGAATCTATTTTAGATGAGCATTCGATTCCTTGATTCCGGATATAGTGTGAATCACTGGCTCTAACGATGGGGGCGTCCTGATAAGCGTTTCCGTATTTATACTACTAGATCATATCCGGTTCAATTCCGGAATATTCTCAATTATTAGGTCATAAAAAATGAAAGATGAATGTCATTTTAAAGAATTAGAAAAAGAAATAGATAAAGCAATAAAAAGTTCAAATGAAAGATTAGAAAAAATAATATCTGAAATAGAATCTTCTAATAATGTTTATGAAACCAATCGATAGCCTCTTTTGATTCGCGTGCGGCTAATTTTTTCAATTTCTTGCAGCATTGATTTTCTCGAACAAAAGTACCTACTTTTACGAATATTATTACGAGGACCGCCGCGAACGGTAATGAGAGCCAATGCATTAAATAAATCCTTTACGACATATAAATAATAGTATCGACCATTTTCACTGTTTTCGAACTTAATCATAGGATGACCGCCTGAGAGTTAGCCATCCATGACCGTTAATAGAACAAGTTAAAGTTTAGCTTTAAGTTTATACGGTGTAAATGCCTGTTTTCATTGCGTTCGCCAGCTCTATTGATCTATTACCAGTCTGATGCGCCCAATTACTATCTAGCATCTGTCTTTCAGCCTCTTCAAAATCATCATTTTCAATAGCTGCAATCATTTTTTTGAAACCCAATAATTTCTTCATTCCCATAAAAGACATATCAATCAGGATGGTTTGTCTGTCTTCATTAAGCTTATTAAACCAGTCGTAGCAGCTAAGCTGACAGTAAAAGTAATCAATATCTTTTTCAAATTGAGACATTATCCAATCGTCAGAAATCCCCCTATCAGTTAGATTGTATCCAATACCAATGGTTATTTTTCCAACGGTATCAACATAAGGATGTGTCTTATAGCCCTCATGTTTGACCAATGATCCTTTCACTTTTTCCTTCATCCTTGCAATCATGTCTATCTCCTTTTTCAAATGAAATTTCTAAAGGGTCGCACGCTTTCTTGCACTTATTACAAACGTAATAATGGATATGATAACCTTCAACATACATAACATTTTGACAACAACGACTAACTAACATTTCTCTTCCTCTAAACTAAAATAATAATCTACGTATTTTTTTGCTATTTCAGCGCCTTCGCAAACTTTGACATAATAGCCATAACTTCTTAATCGGTTTATCCAAAGCAATTGGTTACTTGAAACGACTCCTCCCTCGATTCTTTTCAATTCAATAAAAAGTCCATGGTACCCTCCTTTCGGAACTGGAATAAAAATATCCGGAAATCCAGCAGAAACGCCCATCCTTTTTAGCTTCATAGCAGTCATTAAATCTCTTTTTCCACCATTTGCTGAAGCAGTGAACAGGATATTATTTTTTTTTAACCAATTTACAAATACTATCTGTTCGTAATCCTCTTTCGGAACTATCTTTTTTGGAACTGTCCGTATCTTCCTTGATCTCACCATAAAGTTCTTTAACTCCCTTTAAATAATCAGAACGGTATTTTTTACTTCCATAAACAAATCCATTATTCCAGGTAGAATGTTTCACGTAGAACGTTCCTCCAGATATTCTTTTATCTCTTCATCCGAAAGAGAAAGTATGGATTGCGATACTTGTCTATCGTTCATATTCGGATAAATCTTTGAAACTTCTTCCTTTAAATCTGATGATAAAATATACAATTCATTGTTGCATCCGCTCCATTCAACGTGTGGAAGAAAAATTTTATGTAATCTGATCAAAATCTGATAATCAGAAATCCAATAAGGTGAATCAACCATATTTAATTAAACCTCCATATTTAATTTATAAAGAACTTTCTTATATTACCCGCTACATCCATATTATCAAGATACCATTCGTTTAACCTTGACAGAATTTACCGCCTCCCAACCAGGATGACCGGGACCCCAGAAAGGAACCGTTGATTTAACTTCGTTAAAGGGAGTTCTAATGGGCTGATTAGAAGGCGGAGTACGTTTATCCAAATATTCTCTTGAAGATTTAATCCAACGTTCAAATTCATATTGGGTCTTTTCACCGCGGTGACGGTTATCGAAGCTTTTCAGTTCTTCTTCCAGATTCAATTTTAGCTGAACGCATAGTCGGGTGTTTTCATGATTTGGTTTAAAAATTTGAGAGAGAGGATTTTGATTTTCGGCCTCTCTGCTTTTTTTTGTATTTGTATTAATTATTGTATTTGTAGGTGACGAAAATCCACAGTGTGGTTTTTCCACACTCTGGTTTTTCAGTATTGTGGGTTGCTTTTTGTACAGTTTATTAGCCATAATACGGGTTTCTGGTATTGTGGTATTAAGTTGTTGATTTTTTATGGTGTTTTCTATGAATTTTAACCCCTCTTGAACCTCAATTGCGCAGTGATTAAAGTTATCCACAGGGTCTTTTATGAACTTACCATTTTCATCTCTAATTCGAATATAATCTATTAATTCGTTATCATTTAACCATTTTAAGGTTCGTTGTATTTTTTCTCTTCCAGAACTAAAATGACCCATCAATTGTTTAATATTTACTTTCCAATCAGTTGGAAGGCTAGATAAGTAGATATAGACTCCTAAATAAAATGCATTTGGGATATTTTGGATAACTTCGTTGAAGTTGGTGGTGAATGATTTTTTTGATTGACGAATAGAATCGAAATCGAGTTTTTTGACTGACATAGCTCATCCTTTTAATAAATTGTTGACTTGTCCGTAGTCCTAGCTAAAATGAAATAGCGCATGGACTTACGGATTAAGTCTGTTTAGTTTGAAAGGGGAGCTGTTTCTGCAGTTCCCCCTCTCCAAATCACTCCTCTATCATTTCACATACTCCTCTAAATCTCCAAATCTAATTGAACAAGGGGCAATTCAAGGTTACAATTAAAAAGTTTTAAATCTTCATAAAATCCTTATTATTGTCCTGACGCACTTCGCCCTCATCGAAGTGCGTTTTTTTTATTTTATAAAATATAGTTGTACATTAGTATGCATGTAGATACAATAGCATCTCTAAAATTAAAAATTAAAAAGGATTGGAAATGGAAAAAGTAAGATTCTTCAATACAAAGATGCCGGAAGATTTATGGCTATTTTTAAAATCGCGTGCCGTTAAAGAAGCACCAAAAAATCCCTCAGCCTGTATGAGATCAGTATTAATAGACGCAGTTAATCATTACAGAAAATTTTGTGAAAAAAAGAGTTGACTCTGGGAAGTACACGGAGTACATTTGTACTTGTAATAAAGATGATGGAAAGAAGTTAGAGCTTCTCCCCATCTAACATAAATACCTTTAGGAGATATAATTATGCTGTGTAAGAATATAATACATCTGAGTTTCGGTACGCAAGAAAGTTTTAATGGATTTAAAACTATAGCTACAGGGAGTAACTGATATGTCCTACTATTCAACAAAATTATATCCATTCGTTGAAGAACTAATTCGATCTCATAATGAAGATTCCGGTAAAAAAATCTATGAACTTTCTGTAGATGATTTGGACTCCTTCGAACAAGAGCAATTCGCAAGACACTTAATAATCCACAATGAAATGGAACCCAACTTCCTTTGGGATATGGATGGCGTTGAAGATATCGTCTCTGAAACATTGGCCTTACTCACCAATGAAAGTGTCGATGATCAAATAAACTTCGCCGATCTGTTTAAATCAAAGGTGGTTGAGTTCTATAAAAAAAGAATGCAAGCAATGATTGATGATGTCATTGGTTGGGTTGAGCAAGAAGACATGGAAGAAATGGGTTATTCAAGATCAGGTCACATCGACAATGGCGAATCTTATTGGGTGAGGAATTAATCATGGAAGATTTCATAACAGCATCAGAAAGATTAAGCGGATTAGAAATTAGTAACTCTCATGCATTTGTTAATAATGTATTAGCCATTATGGCATTGTTATGCGTGGTTATTGGTTGTCTATTGATAGCATCGAATTAGGAGATAGGAAATGGGATTGAGAGGTGTTAGTCCGGAGAAAGTAGTTAAAAGATTGAAGGCTCTATTTTATGGAAATGCAGGGGTTGGAAAGACAACAGCTGCTATTAATTTTCCTAAGCCATATTTAATAGATACAGAAAAAGGCGCTACAAATGATCAATACGTTGAAACATTGCGTAAGTCAGAAGGCGCTATATTTCAAACGACCGATTTCGATGAAATGATAAAAGAAATTAAAGCACTCCGATCTGAAAAACATGAATTTAAAACTTTAATAATTGATCCTATGACTATGTTATATAACGATCTATTAGATAAATCAGCAATTAAAGTTGGAACAGAATTCGGGAAACATTACAACGAAGCTAACAAAAAAATGAAGAATCTGGTTAATATTCTTCTTAATCTGGATATGAATGTCATTATTACCGCCCATAGTAAAAACGAATATGGGAATAACATGGCGGTTCTTGGACAGACATTCGATTGTTATAAAAAGTTAGATTTTCTATTCGATTTAGTTTTTGAGATAAAAAAAATGGGTAAGGAAAGGGTTGGTGTTATTAAAAAATCAAGGATAGAAACTTTTCCTGATGGAGAAACATTTCCATTTAGTTATCCAGAAATAGCTAAACGATATGGAATAGATATATTAGAGAAAGAAGCGGTTTCGGAATCATTGGCTAATATTGAACAAGTTTCAGAATTGATTAGATTAATTGATCTCATTAAAGTTCCAGAAGAAACTTATCAAAAATGGCTTGATAAAAATAATGCTGAAACATTTAATGATATGACTGAGGAATGTATTAAGAAATGTATTGAATACTTAAATTCAAAAATTAAAGGAGATAAATAATGAAATTCACCCCTAAAACCGAAGAAGAACTAAACGAAATAAAATTAGTACCAGAAGGTAAATATAGCTTTGAAGTTTTAAACGCCGAACCTATGATATCAAAGGGCGGAAATGAAATGATAAAATTAACTTTAGGAATATGGGATAAAGAAGGACAGATTCACACAATATTTGATTACCTATTAGAAGCAATGGCATACAAATTGAAACATTTTTGTGATGCAATTGGATTATCTGATAAGTACAAAGAAGGATCTATAGAGCCTTTTGATCTCATAGCTAAATTAGGAACCTTAAATTTGATTATTCAAAAAGGAAAAGACAATCCAAATGGTGGAAAATATCCTGATAAAAATTCTGTTAGAGATTATATTATAGATTCCGTATCTATAAAAGAAGATACATTAAATGATGATTTACCATTTTAAAAGGTATTAAAAAATGAGAACAAAAATACAATGTGAAAGATATAGTGAAAAAAGAATAAAAGAAATTTTAGATAATATATTTAAAGGACTAGTTCAATTAGATAATGAATTTAAAGTATATTCAGAAAATTATAAAGATGAATTAGAATTGCAATATGGAGATAAAGAATGAAATATTACATTGTTCTAAACAAAACCGCATTCGATAAAGAATTTGAATGTCTAGCTCATATATTCAATAGAAAAGATCTAGCTGAAAAATTATTAAATCAGCTAGAAAAAAATCATGATAATAAATTTGAAATGATAGAATCAGAATTAGATATTTAATTAAAGGAGAAGTAAAAATGAAATGGATTAGTATAAAAGATGCAAGACCTGAAGAAGATGATTTTGTTGCTGTTTTATTTGATGATGGAGAAATTTATTATTGTTTATATAGAGAAAATAATTTTATTCAAAGTAATGGAATTAATGGAATTATTCTCATGAGAACGGCAAAAATTGAACATATTTCCCACTGGTGCAAAATAGAACTTCCAGAAGTTCCAAAAATTTTAAATAGTGATGAAATAAATAAAACTATTATAGAATCAATGATTCAAGAATTAGAAAAATCAATAAGACGAATTGTAAATGAATAACGAATTAATCTACATAGCAATATGCCTTATATCACTATGTTTTTTGATAGGGATAGAAAAGACAAGTATTATTGTATTGGTTATATGTTTGGCTAAGTTTTTTTTATTTAGAGGATAATATGATAGATATTAAATTTAGAGGATGGAATAAAAAAAACCATGAAATGGTTTATGATGATTTATCTATTTATATTTATCAAGGAAATATAGAAATAAATGGTTATGTATTGAATCAATGTTTGGGAATAAAAGACAAAAATGGCAAAGATATGTATGAGGATGATATTGTTAAATGCGATCTTGGAAATTTTAAAATTAAATTCGGAGAATACGATAATGGACAATTTCATAAAGATGCAGTACTTGGATTTTACCTAGAAAGAATTAACGAAGGATATAGTTTTGGAAAAATAATGGGATTATATGTAAATGGAAGGTATAAAATAATAGGAAATATCTACGAAAATCCAGAATTATTAAAAGGAAATAATAGTGAAACCATTTAATTTAGAAGAAGCTAAAGCCGGAAAATCTTTGTGCACAAGAGATGGAAGGAATGCTAGGATTATTTGTTATGATTGTAAAAAAGAAAAATATCCAATTGTTGCTTTGATAACAAATAATAATTCCAATGATACATGGGAAGATTTTGAAGATTATTCGATTAAAGGTTCTTATATGGTTGACGAAGAACATGATCTTGACCTGTTCATTGCCCCTGAAAAGAAAAAGTTAATGACATCTGAACAGAAAGAAGATGTCAAAACAATGAGTCTT